AGAAGGCGATGATTTGTATTACTTGCCTGATGTAGTGCAAATGTATGAAAAGATGCTCAGCAAAGACAATCTCCAAGCAAGGCTTTTGGAAGCTAAACTTAAAAAGCTTGAGTACGAAATAGAGATGATGCAGAAAAATTACATAGAGCGTGCAAAGGTTGATGCTGAATGGCGAGATATGGTCAAAGAACTTAAGCAAGCTTTGTTGGTTTTAGAAGCAAAAATCAGCGAGAGATGCGCAAAAGTCAAGACCACTGCTGCTGCAAGAAAGATAATTAGAGACGAAGTTCTTTTGATGCTTGAAAACTTGTATGTATCTGGCAAGCATGAGCCACAAGTTGACAAGAAAAGGCTTGAGATTGAGGCCAGGCTTTTTGAGCAGTTGTGGAGTAAATTAAAAACATTAAAACTTTCAGGTAAAAAGACGCCGAAGCTTGAGATAAAATGAGTAGTTTTTCTTGGTTTGAAGCTGTAAAAGCTATACTTGAGCCACCAGAAAACTTAACGGTCTCTGAATGGGCTGATAAGTATAGGGTTTTAGATGCAAGAACATCAAAGGAACCTGGACTTTGGCGCACTGACAGAACACCGTATTTAAGGCAAATTATGGATTCTGTGAATGATTTTGAAGTTGAGGAAATTGTTGTATGTGCTGGCGCTCAGGTTGGAAAGACTGAAGTGCTTTTCAATTCTCTTGGTTGGGCAATACACCAAACGCCTTTTCCGATCATGCTTGTTTATCCCACACAGGATGTTGCTGAGAGTGTTTCAAGAAACAGAATTTTACCGATGATTGAGAAAAGCAAGGCTTTGAAAAGTTTGGTGACTGATAGAGCCGCTGATTTGACTATGCTTGAGATGAAATTTAAAACAACGACAGTATATTTCGCCTGGTCAAATTCACCGTCAGTTCTTTCGTCAAAACCCATTTGCTATTTATTTCTGGACGAGGTTGACAAATATCCGGCGTTTTCAGGAAAAGAAGCGGATCCTATTGCACTTGCGAAGAAAAGAACAACTACATTCAGGGGCCTAAGGAAAATCTTGTATGTATCAACACCTACCCTTGAAACTGGAAATATTTGGAAACTTCTGCTAAGTGCGAATGTGATTTACAAATATGCTGTCCCTTGCCCAAAGTGTGGACATAAGCAATTTTTGGAGTTTGAAAATATCAAGTGGCCTGAGGGAGAACGAGACCCTGAGATTATACGAGATACGGCGTATTATGAATGCGAAAAGTGTGGGTATCACATACTTGACAGTGAAAAAGACGAAATACTTGCAAAGGGCGAATGGATTCCCTGGAAAGTCAAAACGAACAAGAGAAGAAAAATCGGTTTTCATTTGTCGGCACTATACTCGCCTTTTGTTTCTTGGGGAGAGATAGCCGCAGAATTCATTGAGGCAAAAGACGATCCGGCAAAGTTGATGGATTTTGTCAATTCGAGGCTTGCATTGCCCTGGGCTGAGACTGTTGAGAAAAAAAGAGAAGACGACATATTGAAACTCAAAACCGATTTTGAGCCTGGAGTGATACCAAAAGACACTGTTGCTTTGACTATGGGGATAGATACGCAAAAAGACGGGTTTTATTATGTGGTGCACGCTTGGGCGAACGATTACACTACCATAATGACAAGATATGGATATACAACAGACTACAAGGAAATTCTCAAGATTGTTTTTGAGAGTAGATATAGAATTGTCGAAACTGATATATCTATGCCTATAGTTAGGGCGTTTTGGGATTCTGGCGGTCACAGGACAGATGAGATATATGAAATTTGCAGAACTGAAGGCAGAGGAATAATTTTCCCAATAAAAGGTATGTCTGTAAATTCCAGTATCCCGATAAAGGAGAGTATCCTGGATAAATATCCTGGAACAAACAAACCGATACCGGGAGGCTTGAAGCTTATAAGTATTAACACCACATATTACAAAGAAGCGATTCATAGGAAGATGCAGGTAGAAGAGGGACTACGCGGTAGGTGGAATGTTCATAAAGATATTGCTGAGGACTATGTAATGCAAATGACGGCAGAAGAAAAGCGAAGGGTGAAAAAGGGCAATCGCTATGAGGAAAAGTGGGTTCAGGTAAGGCGAGATAATCACTATCTTGACTGTTCGGTCTATGCATTTGCAGCAGCGGATCATGTCGGAGTGAGATATTTGGAGCCTGTGATAGCTGAAGAAAAGGCGGAAACGAAAGTGGCTGAGAGGATTATAAAAAGAAAACCAAAAAAAAGCTCATGGATTGCAGGAGGTGGGGGTTGGCTTTGACAGTTGAGGAATTTTTAAAGTTAAGACAAGAAGGCAAACTTATAAGCGCCAAAGAGGCTGCTTATAAACTGGATTACTCACTGTGGAATATATACAAGCTCTGCAATATGGGCAAGTTGACTGGTATAAAGATGTTTGGAAAGCTCTACATTTATAGTGAAAGTTTGGACAACTTCTGGGAAGACAGGGTAGAAGAGTTTTAATTTTTCCCTCTATTTCTTTCTGTTTCGTTTTCTTGGAAATTTTGGAAATTTTGGATTTCTTGGATTTCTTGGACGACAAATAACCCCCATTGCCATAAGCTTATAGCATGGAAGATATTGAAGTAAGGCTTGATGAGATTGATGAGGCTATTAAAAAAGTTTTGGAAGCCCAAGAGTACCAAATAGGGGACAGGCGTGTTTTACGCGCAAAGTTAGATGAACTCCAAAAACTCAAAAGAGAGCTTGAGAAAAGAAAGACTGCTCTTGATGGCGGGTCTTTTGCATTTGCGAGGTTTAAATGAGTATTCTTGGTTTCTTTAGGAAGGTGTTCGGTATACAGCCTCAAGTGAGGCGCATTAAAGCCGCCGAAAAAAATAGGGAGTTTTCAAACTGGATACTGAGTCGCGATACGCCAAACGCTGATTTGAACCAGTATAACATCGTAAGGATTCGCGCTAATGATTTGTATATCAACAACACATTTATCCGCGGCGCCGTTGATATGCTTGTAAATAAAATTGTCGGAGCTGGTAGCACCCCCCAGGCAAGAAGCAATGATCCTGATTTCAACGCAAAGGCTGAAGCTGGTTTTAGGCGCTGGTCTGAAGTGGCAGATGTGTATGGCCAATTTCATTTTGGTGACATTGAAAGGCTGCTAATTCAAAGGCTGTTTCTGGATGGTGGCGTGTTTGTTAAGAAAATTCTCGATAACAAGCGCAATAATCCCTATTGTCTACAAATTCTCGAATACAGTAGTCTTGCAAGCCAAGCGATAGCAAAAGGCAATAATCAAATAATTCACGGAGTTGAAGTAGATTCAAACACCGGAGCAGTTGTTGCCTATCACTTCAACATAGCGAATGATTTAGGTTTGACTACAAAAACCGTTAGAATACCAAAAGACAAAATCCTTCACTTTTCCCCTTTCAGGAGGCCGGGTCAGTTATTAGGTATCCCTCTTTTAGCCCCCGCTATTCCCGCCGCATACAACCTCAACGAAATCATTGAGGCAGAGCTCATCTCTAAAAGGGTCGAGGCCTCCTTGTCTGTTTTTATCAAAACGAACGATGTTTACGGCAAACTCCAGGGCTTACAAAAAAACGACAACAATGAAAGGGAGATTGAAATAGCCCCTGGGATGATCAACTTTCTTGAGCCCGGAGAGGATATAACAACCGTTGATCCGCAGAGACCAGGTAAGAATTTTAAAGAGTTTACATATCTAATACTCGAAGGAATAGCAAGAAGCTTGGGCATGTCCCTTGAGCAGATTACAGGCGATAAATCTCAGGTAAATTATAGTTCAGCACGGCATTCAGAGCTTGAACTGAGAGATTATGTAAGGCCGTTTAGAAAAGCTTTAGAGAGATATGTTTTAATCCCTGTTTGGCGCGACTATATAAATTTTGCAATCATGTCTGGGCAGTTAAAAGCCAAGAACTACATAAAAAACCCTGAGGAATACGAAAAGGTTGAATGGATATTCAAAGGTGATGATTGGGTAGATCCATTGAAAGAGATTGACGCAAAAACGAATGAAATATTGCTCGGTGTTTCAACACTTTCTGATGTTTGTGCTGCAAAAGGTAAGGATTGGCAGGAAGTGTTGAAACAGAGGGCAAGAGAGGTTGAGTTTATCAAGAAGCTCGGCTTAACGGATATATCTCAAGACAATGTCAAGTTGGTTAATAGAACTCTGGAGGTAGTAAATGGCTATAAAGTTGAATAAGACAGGCTACAATCACGCTATAAGCTTAATAAAAGCAGGAAAAGTTGACAAGGAAAGCGGTTGGAGCTTTACAACCGAGGATGAGAACAAAATTTTGGGTGATAATAATTGGAATGAATACAAAAAGTGGTTTTTAGCTGTAGATGATGAAGCCAACGAAGAAACGAAAGCTTATTACAAGTTCCCATTTGGCAAGAACGGCAAGGTTTATAGGAGAGGTGTTATAGCAGCAAAACAGAGAGCATCTCAACAAGGTTACACTGAAATTGCAAATGCGGCTGACACATTGCTTCAGAAAATAGATGATGGCAAAGAAAACAAGAGCAGAGAAACTCCACCTGTTGATACAAGATTCAACAGGGTTTTCAAGCTTGATGTAAGAAACGGCATCCTTGACGAAGAAAACAGGGTTGTAGAACTGAGCTTCTCTTCGGAAGAACCCGTTTTGCGATGGTTTGGCAGGGAAGTTTTACTACATGAAAGCAACGCTGTTGATTTTTCGCCCCTTGAGAATGTTGGGGCTGTTCTCCTAAATCACAATCCAGACAACATAGTAGCAAAGCCTTTGCGTGTTTGGCTTGACAACGAAACCAAGCGAGGAAAGGCGATAATTCAATTCGGTAATACTGAGGCAGGAAAAAAAGCTTTTGAGGATGTCAAAGAAGGGCTTTTGAGGGGCGTCTCAGTTGGGTACATCGTTGAGAATTGGAGAATACTTGAAGAAAACGAGGAATGGGATAGATTCGTTGGGCCTGTTGATATAGCTACAAAATGGAAAGTTTTAGAAATATCACTCACACCCATACCTGCTGATGCAACTGTGGGTGTTGGAAGAACACAAAATATCAAGGAGGAAAGAATGGAGAAAGAGAGACAGGAGGAGAGAAAAGATATGACCACAACAGCACCTGAAAAAACCACTACAGAAAGCATTGACATCGAGGCTTTAAAAAGAGAAGCGGAGAAAGCGGAAAGGGAAAGGGTTTTGGAAATCAGGTCTATATGCAAAAAGTTTGGTTTGGATGATTTTGCAGATGAACTTATTGACAAGGGAACATCTGTAGAGGAAGCAAGAAAACTTATTTTGGATAAATTAGCAGCAGAGCCAGAAAGCAGGCCTGTAACAACTACCCCAAAGATTGAACTTGGAGAGAGTGAAAGAGAAAAAGTTAGAGATGCTATGATAGAGGGTTTGCTTGCAAGAGTTGGATTAAGCGACAAGCCGAATCAATTCACGGGCATGACTCTCTATGAACTTGCAAGAAAAAGCCTTGAAGTTGCGCATGCTCCAACTGCCGGCGATAGTATGTCTATCATTTCCAGAGCAATTACAACTACCACATCAGACTTTCCAATCGTTTTGCAGAATATAGCTAACAAGGCAGTTTTGGATGGATTTACTTCTGAA